TAAGCACTAAACCAGTCATATTGTAGTAATCAGACTGCTGTTCAATACGAATTGCCTTGCGGATGTGGTCGATCATAGCGCTAGGTATATCATCAGAGGCTGTGCCTGCTGGAAGTTGACCAGCGTTATTCAAATCAGCATCAACTAGTAATCCGGTCAAGTTTACACCAGTACCAGAGCCAAGCAACAATTGTGCATCAGATGCCAAATCAAGTCCATAAGTCAAACGGTTGTCAATCATGTTTTGCAACATAGGCGCATCTGCTAATACTTGGCGAGACGCTGGAATCCAATGTGCAATTGTACGAACTGGGTAAGTAACTAGCTCGTAAGTGATGTTTGACTCAGCTTTAGCGGCAAACTCAGCGCTCTGAGGCGCAGCGTTATTAGTAAATACATTTTCGCGCATAATTTCAACAGCGTTTGATGCGGTTGGCACGGCTGGGATTAGGTCACGAATGCGTAGCGGTCTGTTTGGATCTTGAAATACGCGAGAGTCACGGTCTGGACGAATAAGTGCGCCTGCACTAGCTCCGGCTGATGTGATATCTTTGCGCTCAAAAGAAACAGCAACGTTATTACCGCGACCATTTGACTTCATATCTGTAAATGCAGTTGATGCAGTAAACAACTCGCCCATTGATTTACGTATCTCTGGTCCGCTTTCCATTTTCTTTGACTTCTGCTCTAGCTCGATTAATTTCGCATCAACAGCGCTAAACAATGTTTTAAGCTCACCAAAGTTTGCTTCGTGCTTTTCGAAAGCCGCTTTAGTTTCTGCGCTAACATCGCCATTCGCTTTGATTTCTTCTTGCATTTTTACTTGTGCATTTTTAATTTCAGTTGATGCAGTGTTCAACTGGTCTGCTAATTCTTTAAGTTCCATTGTGGAAACCCTCTTGTAATTGATTAATGTTTAGTTGGCCTTACAGCCCAAAGTTTTTGACCGCTAATAAAATTGCGGTTTCTTCATCTCGCGGCTGCGTAATTGCTTGAGTGCCTTTGAGCGGCTCAACTTTTAACAGTGCTTTTAATTCATCTAGTAATTCGGTTAATTCTTTTAATTGGTTCGGAGTACAGTCGCCAGTCTTAAGTCTATCAGTAATTGACTTAACGCTTGTGATAAAGGCCTTCTCGTTCATTGGGAAGGTAACAGGGCTAAACTCATAAAGTTTGACCTCGTTGATCATCCTGTTGCCTTTATCATTGTAAGAACTTTTACCCTGTGGAATGCTAAAACCGATACTCATTTGGTCAATAACTTTATCTGCCATCAACTCTAAAACTTCATCGCCTAGCCTGGTCTTGCTGATTTTACCTTCAACATATAAGCCCTTTGAGTCTGGCTTCATAATTAACGGCTTGCCAATTGGAGTAGTATGGTCAAATAATATCTTTACGCGGTCGGCTCTTTCTTGGATTGTCTTATTAAAAGCCTTACTGGTAATTATATCGCCGCCCAAGTCCTCGTCAAACGTTGACGCATAGCCTGCGAATGTACGCTCTGACACGCTAGTTTCGGCTTTAAAATATACCGGCTTAAAATCCATTGTTGACACCTTAATTTATTTATTACTAGTATTTTAAACTGGTATGACCACATAGTCAAATTTAGCGTGTTATTGTGTGTTTTTAATCAGGGGGTATAGTATGACAATCACAGAGAAAACATTCACACGCGAGCTAATGCTTGCGGCTAACAACTATTTAAACAGTCAAGGGCATGCACCTGTGTTTAAAATAGTTTATGTATCTGATGCTTTTTTTGATTACTTGTGCGAGTCGTTTAATATTATTGGAAGTGTGATTAATCGAGCTAAGTATCAAGGCTACGAAGTCATTAACGTTGGCTTTGATGATGTGCCGCCGTTTGTTATTTACTTAGGCTAATGAGTAACCAACAACACAACGACAGTTAATTATCTCTTTAGCACTACCGTTGGGGTCGCCTGGATGTAATAATATATCAGTGCCTACTAAGAATGATTCGCCTTTATTTACTTTCTGTCCGTTGGATGCTAAATGCGTTAATCGTGTACGCTCGGTTAACGCACTAATCCACTCCTTCTTTATTCCACTTCTAACCGTACTAACGGCTTTCTCTGCGCTTGCATTAGCCGCGCTATGTGATTCTGTACGTGCAATCATTCGACCTCGTAGGCGCGATAGATTACCACCTTGCTCAGCTATTCTTTGCTGTATTAATGCCGCTGTTTCACGCTCTGCCAGCCCTTCGGTAACTGAGTCCTCCAACGCCATTCTAATTATGTCTAAGGCTTGGGTGCTTGTTGTATTTGATATTTGCGTAACCCTTAAGCCTGCCACCCATCGCAACCACAACGCCATTTGCGTATCAAAATAAGGCGTCATAGGTACATCGCGCTTTATATTCATTTCGGCTAGTGAATCAAGCATACGTTGCCCGAATATGTTGTAAGATACACTGTAAAGCTTGGTTAGTAATTTATGTAACCGAGTCTGATGTATTTCCATAACCGCAGGCATATCACCATCATCAGTGCGTGCAATTGCTTTCATTGCCCTAAGTATCTCACGGCTAAATGCATTCTCGCTTTTGTTGGCAAGATCGATAATACCAGCCTCTACAATTTGCTGCTCTTGTATAGGAGTGTAGCCCGTAATTAATTTACGAGCCATATGTAATCTTACTCATCATCTTCTTAACCGCAGTACTGACCGCCTCATCTTCGCTTACTACGATTTCATCAACTACCGGCTCTTGCTGTACTACTGGCAATTGATCGCCGTCAAATCCTAGCTCTAACCGCTCATTTATAGACGCAGCATCAAATCCAATTGCTTTCAACTTAATCGCGTTATCCAGTTTTTCGCCGTAATTTTCTTGTAATGCTCTGATGTTTGATAAGTCGTACTCAATGCAAAACTCTGCACCAAACTCAGATGCTAATTGCTTGTTTAATTGCGCTTTGATTAGGTCTAATTGTGGAATTATAGTATTAGTCCACAACTGTTTTAGCATGGTTTCTGCATTCGATAGGTTTACATTCTCAGTCAATCCTAAGTCACTTAATGACATTCCGAATGCCGCGGTAATTTCACCCCATATTTTATTCTTACTGTTTGCGAAGTCCATTTCAACAGCAGAGGTATTTAGTATGTTTACTTTGCCGCTTGTTACTAATGGCTTGCGTGCATTGTCATTGCCACCGTTACGATCAATAATAGCCTCTTGAATTGCTTTAGCATCTTCCGCAGATGTCTCTGATGGCACTTCAACGTGCAAGTCTGTAACGCCTCTGTTCTCAAACGATCGCTTTTGCCATTCCCCAGCCTCGCGGTCAATATCTGTTGCTCTACCGGCTGACATTAAAACAGGCATACCGAAGTAACGACTATTCGGGTTGGGGTTTTTTAGCTGAATCATATCATCGGCTTCAATGGTAAATTTCTTTGCGCTATACTCTTGGTATTCAAAGTGGTCAACTAAGCGTTCTTTGCCGGGCTTAATTTTCATAAACTGACTAGGCAATACCCATAATTGAGTCGGCAAGTTCCTTGCACCCGCTTTAATCTCCGATATAAATGCGCTGCCTGATAAGTCCATCATTTGACTGATTGAATATGTCAATTCAAGCATAGATAGTTCTGGATTGGGGTTATCTAGCAATAATTGAAGCGGCGAGTTTGGCGCTAACTCTTTTGTTCCGTCGGCTTTTATTATATTAGCCTTCCACGGAACAGATGAAATTAATTTTGCTCTCTTCTCAACGCAAGCATAAACAACAGCAGATGCATTATAACCTTCGTTTATTGCTACCTCAGTATTCCAGTTGTGATCGTGCTTTGCGAATAACCTCCACGTAGCAGATGCCTCTGGCAGTGATACCGACTTTATGACCGCCGCAACTTGTCGGCCTACATTCGTTTTAGGATGTTGAATTAGTTTCTTATCGAAAGGCCACATTTTTAATACTCTTATTTAATTAGTTCAATTATATACTGATTAGCAAGCAAAAACAAAACTCTTGTTTCTTGTGTGATGCTCGCACGCGTATCTGAGTGAATCAATGAAGTGATTAAAATCATCGACCGGCTTATTTAGTTGCTTATTATTCTTATCTACAGCCCAGCAATAGTTATCAAATTCAACCATAAACTCGACTAAATGCGCGTTAACCACAATGTCAAACTCAAGCAAGAAGTCGAGACCTGTGCTGATTGATCCAGCCCCTTTCATTGCACCCCTAACAATTACACCCTTTGTCTTTAGGTAGTCAATTGATTTAGGTTCTGAGCTATCTGCTGTTGTCATATGTCTATGCGCTAACAGCTTTTTAATGTTAATAGCTATGTCTGAGTTACTTAAACCCTTTTCATAAAACCCATCATAAACATATATTTTCTTGTTCTTAATATCAATGTATGTCTGATTAAATGCGCTAGGATCATTAGTGTACCCAAAGTCCAATCCTTGAACGTACTCAAGCCCTTCTATCTCTTCCGGTCTTATTAACCGGGTAGATACATTATTGAACACCAGCCCGTCAGCCGTTCCCCAATTACCCAGTGCATAGATAGTATAATAACGCGGGTTTGTTTTCTTCTTGTTTTCCATTACCATTTTATATGCATCGTCAATAAATGCATT